CACCAGCGGAAATAACACGGATGTTCTCAAAATCATATAGTTCACCATTATATTTGGTCGCCAAGTTTTCAAACTCAGACTGACGATCTGAACCTACGATTATGTTAACGTTACGATATCCTTGCTCATCTGCTGTAGTGAGAACATTGAAGATGGATTTCATCTCATCATCATTTACAATATTCTCAGAATATTCAGGGAACATCTTCTTCATATATGAAACCTTCATGTCAGGATCAAGAGGATTCTTCTTAGCATCCTGTGAACGTGAAGGATAGATCTTCATGTCTTCACCTTGTGCTGCTTTCTTTGCAGCAGCGAGAAGTTTACCATGCCCTACGGTAGGAGGATTGAAACGACCAAATGCAACAGTCAGAGTTTCTGTAGTCTCCCCAGTGGGTTGATCTCCCTCACCTGCTTCTGCTTTCTTAGCACCAGTCTCTTGAGGTGCGACCTTCTTAGGTTCTGCCTTAGGATCTGCTTGTGTTCTTTTCTGTTGTGCAGATCTTTCATCATCTGCTTTTACTTTCTTCTTATCAACAAACTTTAACTTACCATCTTCTGTGGTTGCAACAAATTTTCCACGGGAATCTAACCAACCACCGTGGCCATCACTCTTAAGGTTCAGTTTTCTCGCTTGCATACTTGCTTGCGACTGTGCCTCATTCAGAAACTGAAAGAAGTTTTTCATTTATATTGATAATCCTTATACATTATTTAGACTTCATATCTAATAGAGATTGCATTTTGTCTTACACCATTCTTTTTACCACGACCTTTAAGTGAAAGTCTGACACCAGCAATCTTCATGACATCTTTAACAACTTTATCAGTGATTGGTTTAACACCATCTTCAGTAAACAAATGATCAGCTGCTCTATCATCTCCATTAAAAAGCATATTACCTGTCATACACTCTTTTGTCAATTCAAACTTAAAAGTTTCATATGCAACATCCCCTGTTGGTGCCTTCTTTGATCCTAAAACCTCTTGAAGTTGTTCATTGATTCCACCAGATTTTTTGACATCACTCATCAATCTTTTTGCTGTGGGTTGATCCATAGTTCCCATTTTATTTTCAAATTTATTAGATATATTTTCAAATATCAATTGCAAATATCCAAGAGAATCGATACTCATATTATTAGTGCCAAGATCTTGTGCAACTTTTTTTAAGACCTTGGTGAAAACTTGAATAGATTTATCAACTCCAGCACTAGTTAATTGATAAGACTTCCCCCACTTCATTGAGCACTTGTATTTTTTATTACCTACCTTAAAAAGTATATCAGTTTTAGGTTCCTCACCACCACCACTCATTTTTTTAAATGATCCAAAATATTCTTGACGATTTCTTTCTCCATTAGGAGCTAAATCTAAAACTATTTCTTCAGCTTTTTTCTTTATATCTGCTGGTATCAAAGACCATCTATTAGCAGCATCAGCAAAGTTTGATTCTTGCTCAGCATTTCTTTGTAGGATTCTAGATGTTGCAACATACATTACTGCATGTTCAAATTGTAGACCCTTGTTTGCCATTTTTATCTTTATTTATTATGATATCTTTGCGTGAGGAGCAAACATACCTTTAGAAGTAACTTTCATACCATAATATAAAAGATCTGTCCAAAACTCTGGATTTTTGGCATGTTTTAAGAGAGCATCATTCCAGAAACTTAATTGCATCAAAGTAACTATTGCATTTCTCGAATCTTTATCATAGAGATTAACCAATCTTTCTTTCCAATCATCAAATTTCAATTTCTGAGATGAACTTGATGCATATTTAGAAACAACTTTATACATTTTTTTATAATGATCTACATTTTTTAAGAAAGATTCAGCATCTTGAGGATATGCTAAATTGCTTTTATCAAAAGTATTTCCTTTTAACATCTTCAACACCAAATCTATTGGTGCTTGACCTCCCTGAGCTGCAGTTCCCCTGATTTGACTGTTAAAAGAAAGGTTCTTGCCAGACCTAGTGATATCGATAAAATATTTTGCCCCAGGTCCAATTCTAATATAGGTAGTAACAGATTTTAATATTAAAATATTATCAGGTTCAAAACTAATATCACTCATATCATAAAGTTCTATGTGTGCATAGGATTTAAGAGCTTTCAACTTATCCGAGGTATCAACATTAAATAATTTTATTTTTCCAGAAGACTTAGCATCTATCTTCTTAAGGGATATACCAACAAGATCATTATCCTCCATTAAGTTGACCAGCATGGCATTCAGTTCTACCAAGAGCGTTTGCTTGCCCATTTGAGATTTTAATTTATCTTTAATCTCTTGCATCTTACCTTTTTTGACTGCCCATATGTCAGATGGATTCCACTTTTCATATCTCCCAACTTTAACTTCTGGATCTAAGTCTCTATGCAACTTGTCCATGTGTTTTTCAAAAAAATCAACAAAAGATCCATTACCATAAACAAATTCCTCCCACTGAGGACCACTATATTCCAATAGTGCTGCTCTTTGTTGTTCATAAAAACTATGTAACCAATCTGGTAGTCTATGTCCATACTTGGCACCAAAAATTTTTTTTAACTCCTTTTGAATATCAGCGTCTTTGATCAAATCGTCTTCTGATGTAAATGGTTTTTTGCTTGATAGGGCTCTAGTAAATACTGCTGCTGTGCCTCTTTCATGAATTTGTGGAGGGACAGTTCCTTTAGCAAGTCCAGAAGTATTTTTGGGTTCAAAATATAGAAATGCTTTGTCAGCAAGAATGTATAATGCTTTATATGCGCCAAAATCTCTCTTTTGAAGATCTACTTTGTCAAAATATCCCAACAACTCTTTAAATATGGATGCTTTAAAACTATTTAATGCAGATTTACTTCCAGGATATTCAAAATTTATTTCCAAAGTCGCAGGTCTTTTTCTTTCAAACTTAGAGACTTGAAATTGCATTCCCTTGAATGTAATTGTATCTCCTCTTACTGGACCAAGTTCATACAAAAAATCTTCAACAGAAGATAAAGTAGCTTTTGGTTTCAGTGGCTTTGCCATTATACTTTTTTTTAAAAGTATTTATTATGGAGTTATGGGGACTCGAACCCCAAACCTCCTGCGTGCAAAGCAGGCGCTCTACCAATTGAGCTATAACCCCGGAGGAGGACCTCAGTCCTCAGTTTTTTTGTTGAACCCAAAAGGTCCCTCCTTATCTTCCAAAGCAAGTTTCAGTGCAACACCACCGACTGCTTCCATGACTCGCAAAATGTCTTCTGCCTTAGCACCTTCACCAAGTTCTTTAGCAACGTACCAATACTTAGGCCAGAAAGTCTCACCTGCCTTTTGGTAGTCTTCAAGAGTCAGTAGTTTCATTCTTCAATTCCTCCTCAATTTTTTCATCAATTGCAACAATTGTATTACGAATATTTACCACTCTTGCAGGACATGACTTTGGATCATAGGTATATTGTTTAGTATCTGAGAACAATGATTCTCTTACTGCTGCTGCAGTTGCGATGTCCATTTCAATAGTAATCACAGGGTTTCCTCCAAATGTTTATCTAATTGTTGTGAAATCTCTCTGATCTTAAGAATACCTTCATCAGAGAAAAAACCAGGGTGATCTTTTGTGTACAAAAAAAGATGATGACGAAGAACAATTGCATCATGCTTATTCAGTTCAAGATTAATCATCCCTCTCCTGCTTCAGCATCGTCACCAGTGTAGGGTTGAAAACCCACATCAGGGGGTGGATTGTTTTCAAAAGTATCGAAAACTGCCTCTGCCTCACTAGCAAATAATTTAGCAAACCAGTCTTTCACACTATACCATACAGTCCATTGCTTTTCATTGCTGTCAGTCATAGATCTCCTTCTTTACGATTTTCAGATTTGTGAACATCAAAACTACCACCGGGATAACGAGATTGCAGTTTCTCAACATTCATCTCAATAATTTCATCAAAGGTGGTGTCAAGTGCCATACATGCTTGAGCAAGATACCAACAGATATCACCAAGTTCACGTTTCATATGAAAGACGTTCTCTTCAGTGTAGGGTTTACCCTGCAAGAAAATCTTCTTTACAACTTCGGTAAACTCACCAGACTCAGCAGTCAAACCAAGTGCTGCGGTCATCAGTTGAGTGACATTACAGTCATTAACTTCTAGTTCACTCAGACGAGCAGCAAGAATAGGCCAGTCAAGACTAGGAGGACTGGTCACTCCTTTGACAAATTCAAGGTACTTTTCGGTATCAACGTTGGTCATGTAAATCTGTAATAAATGGTTCTTGACGATTTTGAGGGAGTTTCTGTTGAGTGGGAATCTTTTGACCACCAACTTCAACATATTCTACTTCTTTCCAACTACCACCAACACCACCGTCCATATTGACTACGATGTCACGGGTAGGAAGTTGATTGCTATTAGTAACATTGATAATGTCACCAGGCAGTGGATTGAATGTGAAATAATGTCCATCCCAATATTTGTTTCTGGAATGCATAAGGTTGACTGCATCTCTTTCGATGCCACAGTCAGCAATCTTTTCTCCTCTAGGGTTGAACACTGAGTAGTAACCGTTCATGAGAACTTAAATCCCTCAAATGATTTCTTTGGTTTTGGTTCTTCGTAATTATACTCTTCTTCCTTACCACTGTCAAGAATATCTTCCTGTGCTGATTGCTCACAATCATAAAGTCGCATCTTGGCACGATCAATACCAACAACAAACCGTTTATGAATAGTTGGATCATTATAACGATTCTTCAACTGCTTCACCATAATTTGTCCAAGCCCCTCAAGGTCATCTGTAGAAATAAGGGCAAACATAAGATCAGCAGTAGCAGGGAGACCAAAGGACTCACTAGTGTCAGTAAGCTCAACGTCAGAGCTACCAT